ATTTTAGCGGAAAATCGGCATTTTGAATAACTAAAAATAGCTATTTGTCAACCATTTGTCTACCGTTTTTTGAGCGGTAGACAATTTTTATTTAATGGCAGCCTCAAAAAGAGCAACTGCCTGGTCCTGCATTTTATCGGTATTTGTGATGTAACGTTCAATAGTTGTCTTGATATTTTTATGACCAAGACGCTCCATGATAGTCTTTATAGGGACTCCATTCTCTGCAAGAATAGTTCCGTGTGTATGCCGGATACAGTGAGGATGGAAGTCATCATATCCGAGCTTCTTCTTGATTATTCTGGTACAATACTTCATGTGGTTCGGTGTTAACATTTCTCCATTCTCTTTTGTGAGGGGCCATACTTCAGAATATCCATCAGGTACTTCCTGATCTGCCTGCAGCCAGTGCAGATGATTCTCTGGATCTACATAAGTCTTTGTATAATATTCCCCATATCGGATCTGATTCATTTCCATAACACTAATTTCAGATTTTAATAAGGATTCCAGAGTAGATCCTATTTTTAATGTTCGTATAGAGTCATACTTTGGATTCTTATAAATCCATTCGCCATTCAGATTCTGTTGCATCTGCCGGTTGATCGATATCGTATGCCTGTCAAAATCAATATCATGCTTTAGATCAAGACCAAAACATTCGCCAATACGCATACCAGTGTGATAGCAGATCATAAGTGGCAGGTAATAGTAACTGCCATTAAAGTGATCCGCAATATCGTTCCATTCCTTAAGACTGCAGACGTGTTCCGTGTGCTGTTTTTTCTTTTGCGAAACAGGAACCGAAGGCAGTCTGGTAAAGGTGCAAGGATTGGTTTTTAGGTACTGGCAGGGATAGATGGCATATTTTAATGATCCGGACAGAATCCCACGATAATTGGCAATGCTCTGTTCAGAGAGATGCTTCTCAGACTTTAAACTGTCAATCCATTGTTGGATGGCAGCAGGAGTAAGAGAAGCCAGCTTGTAATTGCCTAAAGCAGGTTTTATATGTAATCGGATAGCTGATTCATAAGCATCGTAAGTATTATCGGTGAAGTTACTTTTAATATGTCCTTTAAGCCAGAAATCCAGATAATCAGATAAAGACATTTCAGATGGTTTAAATACAACACCTGCATTGTCATATTCTGCTTTTGCCTGCGTGCCGGCGGCAAGAGCTTCTGCCTTGGTCTTAAAACCTCCTTTCGAGATAGACTTCCTCTTTCCGTCTACTCTGGCACTCTCGAAGCTGTACTCCCATCCCTTTCCACGCTTTCTCGTACGTAATTCTCCCATGATATCACCTTCCTTATCTAATTTTGGGTATAAAAATAACAGCCACACAAACGTTCGGCTTGTGTAACTGCTCCGAAGATGATACAATATCTTTGCTAAAATATGAGATCTCTTCGGAGGTCCCGATCACCGTCTCAGTACGCCAATACTGGGGCGGTTTTTATTTTGCTATAAAAGTTTTTACTGATTATGTGTAATCACATCTAAAACCGATAATATTTTGTGTGCCTCTTCAAATGCGGTCTGATATTCTTTACTATTGGTTTTAATTGGTTTAGTAACTAAAGGAATCAAGATACAGGGTGTGTCGAAATTATTCAATGTAACTTTGATATATAAGGACTCAATACACTTTTTCTGAACACGCTTTCCTGTAATTGCACCAGCTACAGCTCCGAATCCACCAAATACAGCACCTCCGACAAGCGCTTGACCAACACCACCGCTTGTAACAAGCGCATCATCTTCAAGGAGGTCATAACTTACAAGATCAGAAAAAGGATACCATTTATTTGCACCAACTTTATTCTTTCCACCAGTAATTAATTTTTCAGCTGCAATAGACATTCCCATTGTGCTTACTGCCATAAGCCCCTTGAATGATTTACCAATAATACCAGATTTTTTACCATTCGTAGGTACGGTTCCGTGAATCTGGAACATTCGGTTTGCCTCATCAATTTTAACAGCACTTATTTTTTGTGTGGCATGTGGTTTTTGAAATGAACCACTGTCTGCATGATTGACAGGGGAGACATTATCAAAGGTCATTTCACTTATAGGGCACCCACAATTAGGACATGCAGGAGCTTTATCGGAGAATTCTTTTCCACATTCAGTACATTTTATTAATGCCATATGCATTTCCTCCTTACATTGTAAAATATCATTCAGCAGCAATTATCTTTATTACTGCAAATGGTTGAAAATAAATTATGTAATTATCAACTGAAACACATAGTCCGTATTTTGATTTGTAACAAGCAATAGCTTCCATTAAATATTCTTCCGAAGCATCCAGATATTCAGCCATTTCATAAAGATTCCTGCATCCGGATTCGTAAGCTCTGATCAGCCCGGTAAGTCCAATCTTTAAATTGTACCCATAAAGCCGGGCTCTGTATTCCTGCTTGCGATTCTCAATCTTAGTTTGATCCAGAATGTCTCCGGAGCTGGTGCAGTGGTGACCTATTTCTTCAGCCAACACACAAGCTTTTTCTGAAGGATTCATATCTTTATTTATAGCAATGACACCATCGCAATATAATCCTTTAATATTTGAACTATCAAAAGAATATTCCATAACATCTATACCGTCTTTGCAGGCCATGTCTTGCAATTCTTCATAATTCATGTAAATCCCTCCCGCTCGAGTATATGAATAATTATTATTTACGTTTATTTTTTACAAATTCTGCAAATTGGCGAATTTCGTTTAATTCATCTTCTGTATATTCGCTTCCATCAAAATGAGCAGCAATGGTAGTTGGCTCTTCAGATGAATCATCTGCTAAATAATCAATAGTACAACCTAAATACGCAGATAGTTTTTTTAAAGTAGATAATTTTACATTATCAGTTCCCTTGGTGTAAAAACCAGCAATAGTTGTATATGGAATACCTGCTTCTTTAGAAAGAATTGATTTATTAATTCCTCTTTCTGCCATTAGTGCATCTAATTTATCCGTAAACGCCATAGTAATTTTACCTCCCGTTGATTCTTATTATACATATAAATATAACTTTGTAAAGTAAAAAATTACCCTGCATAGTAATAGAATATATTTTAGGGGTTGACAAATTACCCTGTAACGTATAATCTATAATCAAAGTTACCCTACAGGGTAACGGAAAGGAGGAACGATGTTTTACAATTTAAATGCAGAAATGGGAAGAGCCAAACTTACTATAAAAAAGTTAGCAGAACTCTCTGGCATAAATTATGAATCTTTAAAGTTAAAGCTTAGAGGAGTAACAGAATTTAAGTTACGTGAAATGGTTGCAATAAAAAAGAGAGTTTTTCCAGACAAGACACTAGACTATTTATTTGCGACTGAGTCAGATCGGAAAGAATCAGCATAGAGGGGAGGCGAGGTGAAATGCAATTTCAAAGTATTCAATTAAATAACGGAAAAGTTTTACAGGGAGAAAAAATTGGAGAACTTGTTACTGAAATAGTAAACAAATTCTCCGAGTCAGGGTTGTCTTGTGATGAGGCAAAAATTGTTTTAGAAAATGCTAAAGATGTTTTAGGTGAGTTTAGTGTTGTACAGAAAATTGTCTAAAGGTTCTTTTGAAGCATTTCCTGTAGGGTATAAGAAATAGTGTGGAGTTCTTTTCCAGATGTAGCATTTTTAGGAACAGGAATGTTCACACCTGCTTGTAAATCCACGGTAAAAGTTTCGTGATACTTCTTAAGACCTGACTGATATTCTAAAGAAAATGTTACAGGTCGAGTTAATTTTGTATAGTCAAGGGCACATATGCGTGATTGTCCAGGAGCTAAAGTAGATCCAACAAAATCTTTCAGATAATCGCGTTCTGAACGGAACTTGTAACAATCGGTGAAATCAAAATCATAATCAAATTTATGAATAATAGCTGGAGAATTACCAAAATTTTTTATAACTATGAATAACATAGGAGTTCCGGTATTTATGGATTGGGGATAGATAGAAATAATTGCCCTAGAACTTTCTTCGATCATTTTTGAATTTTGACGCATGGTTACTAAGGAAATAATAATCGCAACTAAAGCAGTTAAAAATGAAGCTATTATTCCTAAAATTTGAATGATATCTGATGGGGTTAACTTGGCAATAAATTCATTAGACATATATAACCTTCTTTCTTATGTATTAGGTATGTCAGTACCTGTAATACAAGAATAGGAGAAACATAAAGAAATGTCAATGACTAGATATATGGAAAGAGGTGAGAAAAAGATGGTAGAACCATACAGACCATTATATACAGCAAAGCAGGCAGCAGAGATTTTACTGGTTAATGTATCTACTGTATACGACTTGATGAACAAAGGAGATCTCCCGTACCTGATTTTGGGAAAAGGAAACGGAAGTAGAAAGGTACGCGGCAGTGATCTGGAACGATTTATTGAAAGTCAGAAACCAGAGCAGCCAAACAATTAAGTGAAAGAAAGGCAATATTATGAAACAGTACATAATCATAACCCTCTGCATCCTTGCAGGAAAGTATGTGGACCTCCCGATCTGGCTCAATGTTCTGTTCGGGATGTCAGCATTCTGGGCGATAAGCCAGGTAGAAAATGTTAAGGAATCATAAGGAGGAACTGGATGTTTAAAGAAAGAATGAGAGAAGTTTTAGAACTGGTGCTGGAAGTTGAAGAAAAAACAAATGCTCGTGTAGTCTTTGATTACAGCACCAATACCAAAGATTTATGTGTTCATGTTATAGGACATCAGGTACTTATTGCCACTGACAACAAATACATGGAAGAAGATATTCAAACGATAAAAGATTGTCTGAAAGCACTGATTGAAGGTGGAAGAACAAAATGACTGAAGAAGAAAGAATGAGAGAAGTAGAACGGATTTCCAGAAGAACCAAAGAATCCGTCAAAATCCCGCCAGATCAGCAAAGAATCATCCGCATTGTTCGATTTAAGAGCGGAAAACTGGCAACTTGTACAGGAACGTTAGAAGATGCCATCCGAAATGCAAAACGAATGGAAGACCTCTACGGGCCGATTGTACATATAGAATAAAAAAGACTCATGTAATGCGAATACATGAGTCAGGGTGACTTTCTGCCACTTGGATATTAAACCTATCAAAACTATAACATCCAGGTGTCAGAAAGTCAAGATTTAAGCAGGAGAAAACCTGCTATATTTTTAACCTTTTTTCAGGGGCGCAAGCCTCTTGGAAGCTCGATTAGGGGTATTAGACTTACGACAGGAGATGCTATATGAGGTGGGCATACATCAGAGAGACATGGGAGTTTGGCAGCACCATAGAGATAGAGGAAAAGCATACGGGAAGGTATGGTGCGAAGGGACAGGAAAGAGAAGAAAAGAGAAAAGCCACCCCGGAAGAGATAGCCAAACAGAATCAGTGGAGAAGACAGAGAGATGTCAGGAGACTGATCAAGTGGAATTTCTCACCCGGTGATTACTGGATGACTCTTACATACAAAAAAGGTGACCGCCCCACATGGGAGCAGATGAAGAAGGACCTGGGAAAGCTGATCCGGAAAGTCAGAACAAAATACCGGAAGAAGGGATGGGAGTTGAAATACATCTACCGTCTGGCTATCGGAAAGAAAGGCGGCCCTCACGTACATCTTCTGGTAAACCGCAAAGCAGATCAGGAGACCGGCACCGACCAGATCATCTCAGAGCTATGGGAGAACGGGCATATATATTTTGCATCCCTCTATGATGCAGGCGGATATGTGAAACTTTCAGAGTATATCACAAAACCTCTGGAAGAGCACGAGCCAGATGAGATCAAGCGATACAGCTGTTCCCGTAATCTGATCCGAAAAGAACCAAAGCAAAAAGAAATCAAAAGGAGAAGCCTGGTAGATCGACACAAGCAGCCGATCTATCCCAAAGCACCAAAAGGTTATTATGTGGACCCTGAGTCAGTAAAGATGGGAATCAACCCATATACCGGCTATGCATACCGCCACTACACCCTTGTAAAGATAGACAGGAGGATTTAAAGATGGATCAGAAAATGGCGAGAGTAGATATCTCCCTGATTCTTACCAAAAAAATTGGAAAAATAAAGAAGGGCAAGTATACATACATCATTGCCAGCAAAGATTTCCCGAAAAGTGCAGGAAATCCAAGCAGCGCATCAGCGGAAGTAGAAGAAACAACGGGAAACCGCCTTGCCCTTTTATGTCTGGTAGCAGCATTACAGAGATTGCGCCGCCCATCCCTGCTTACAATCCATACAGATAACAGATATCTGCAGAACGGATACCAGAGTCTTTCCGTATGGAAAGAAAACGGATGGACCCGGACAGGAAATCAGGAGTTGCGCAACGCAGATCTCTGGCAGCAGGTAGACAAGCTGCTTAGTGGTCATGCAGTGCGTTTCAAAATAGAACCATAAGCAATTCGCGGAAAGGAGAACACGATGTTCGATAAATTTGGAGAAATGAGTTTGTATACGGAAATCAATGAATTAGCAGCCAATCTCCTGCAGGAGGGAGACTTGGACAGCTTAAAAGAACTGGCAAGGGAAAACGGCATCCCGGATGATTATGTAGAGATGTATCTGGAAGAAGCAATCCCGACTCTCTGTGACTCCACATCTGCTGCCATTGGCAAAATCGACGTGGAATGCGCAGAGCTGAAACCAAAGGAACTGATGCTGGACTGGGTAGAGTATATCAAAGGACTCTGTATGGAAAATGAGATGATCGCGCACCAGGTTCGCAAGAAAGGCAAGAGCCTGAGGGGATGCATCGCAGTTTTACTGGCATATTCTTTTAAGAACCAGATTGAAGTGGACAAGGCGATCATAAAGGCAGCAAAGATTAGTGCCAGCAGAGTGACTTTCGGTATTCCCGGTATGGCAAAAGCGAAGGAGCTGATCAGAGATTATTATCTGGGAGGCAGCAGGAAATGAAAAAGAAAGAGATTGAGAAGATCCCCTTTGCAGGCGGCACGAAAGCAGAGAAGAGATATCTTAATACCATATCCGCCTTTATTCAAGAGATCAAGGAAGAACGCCATCTGTTTGTAGAAGTATATGAAAACAGAAAAGGAAAACGTCAGATTCCCTGGATCAGAATGGTATTTACGGAAAAAGACTGGGGATTTTACTACTCGGAATCCGGGATCTGGTCAGCAGCAGGCCTGGAGAAAGAAAAACGAAAAATACAGTATACCTTTGCGGCCAAAACAAACAAAGCTTACATAACAGAAACAGAGATTGACCGGATATGGAGCTTTAATTCTTGCAAATGGCTTGATAAGAAATTCCATAGCTGGATGGATGTCCTGGAAAGTCTGATCAATGACATTCGAAGTGAGAGAACACAAAAGCGGAGCGCAAACCGCAAGCTGAGACTGGACGAAAGGATCCAGAATACACCGCCGCTTCCAACAGATCTGCAGGAATGGGCAGGGAGAAATCTGTTTTCTGATGAACACTTTTTATATTATAAGCGCCATGGCAGATATGCGGATATTGCCTGCTCTGCCTGCGGACATGTGACAACAATGGCAATCAAACGCGGGGAAAGCTTTGAGAGCCAGTTTGAAACAGTCATTGATCCACCCGTAAATAACAGTCCCGGAACCTGTCCATACTGCAAAGCTCTTGGAACCTATAAAGCCCAGGGAAAGACGAAAGGCGTATATGGCAAAGGAAAATACTGTTTTGTAGCCCAGCCATACAAGACAAACGGGGCAGTGATCCGATATGTAGAGATTGAAAAGATTTACAGACTGGACACAATGGCAGAAGAAAGACGGGAAATCATGCTGGAAGCAAAAGAGAGCTACATCACAACAGAGATTGCCCGGACCTACCTGGAAGAAGGAAAACGTCCCCAGACAGATTATTACAAATATTCTTCCTATACTGGAGAATTCTGGGATGACTGTAATCTGTATGGCATGAACAGCATCAGGATCTCTGAAGCAAAAGTATATGAAAAAAGTTACGAATGGTTAAAAGGCACGTTCCTTCAATATTCAGGAGCAAAAGAGTACAGCAGATTTGAACCAATCTATAATCTCACGGGTTATCTGCAGAAATATGTCCAGTGGTCGCAGATCGAAATGCTTTCCAAGATGGGACTGCACAAGATAGTCAGGGCGATGATCAGTGGATACAGCGGGATTGTCCTGGATCAGAATGCCACACACCCGGAAGACTTTTTAAGAATCCGTAAGGAAAGGATCCAGAATTTAATAGCAGTAGAGGGAAACGCAGGCTATTTAAAAATCTGGCAGATGGAACGCAGGAAAGACCTTCATTTGTCAGAGAAGGAAACTATTTTTCTGGCTGAGAGCTCAATGTACGAAAGCGATATTATCGAAGTGCTGAAATATACGACTGTCACAAAATTTATGCATAAGATAGAAAAATATGCTGGCATAGATATTCCGGACAGTTTCATAGAGCAACAGTTATGCGGACATGCAGCAGGAGTCCTGCGGGTTACCTGCAGCTTATATATAGATTACCTGCATATGAGAATCCAGCGAGAGTATGACTTAACGAATCAGATCTATTTGTTCCCGCGTGACCTTCAGGCAGCTCATGATCGGATGGTCTTAGAGACCAATCAGGAGAAGATCGAAAAGAGAAACCGGGAAGTAAGCGAGAGATACCCGAACATCCGTAAGAATTACCGAAAACTCAGAAACCGGTATTTCTTTGAAGATGAAGTATATCTGATCCGTCCGGCACGATCAGCAGAAGAGATCGTAACAGAAGGACGGACCCTGCACCATTGTGTAGGTGGAGACAACTATTTGGATAAACATGATACAGGAGAAAGCACAATCCTGTTCCTGCGGTTAAAAAAGCAGCCGGAAACTCCGTACATAACAGTAGAGATTCGCAGGAATACGATATTGCAGTGGTATGGCAGCAGGGATACCAAGCCGGATCAGATCAACATCGAGAAATGGCTGAAAAAGTACATCGGAGTATTGAAAGAAAAGCAGGAAATATTAGCCGTAACAGCATAAGGAAACATACATAAGTTGTGTACGTTTGAAAAGGAGGACACTATGGAATATATGCAGTTAAGCATGGATGATTACATCCAGAGCAAAAACGAGATTAAGCAGGAATTGGGCGGGATTGTAAAGAGCTTCGTGCGGATCGGCTGGCAGTTGACCAGGATCAATAAGTCAGAAGCCTATAAACACGATGGTTATAACACAATCGCAGAATTTGCCAAAGCAGAATATGGCATGAACGCATCCGGAGTTAGCCGCTTTATGAAAGTTTATGAGAAGTATTCCGTTTCAGGCGATACCCCGGAGCTGCAGGAGCAGTACAAAGACTTCGAATTCAACAAACTGGTAGAAATGCTCCAGCTTTCGGAAGAAGACCAGCAGATCTTCAAACCAACGGATAAGAGAGAAGACATCCGAGAGTTAAAAGACTTCAACAAAGAAAACGAGAATAACCCCATGAACCTTTTGGACTGGAAGTCAGCCCAGAGCACCGAGGACAAGCTCCGTGCCACGATACAGGAGTTCTTCCGGGAAAAACACGGTGTTCTCAATACCCTTTATTCCAGTGAAGCCTATCAGACCGGAAATATCAAGGAAATGTCCCAGATCATCAACCCTGGTGACAGCATGAGCTATCGAAAAGGAACCGTATTCTTGATGTTTCATCAGGAAGACATCACGGTAAAGATCTTCAATGGAGAGATGAAGAACATTTCCTGGGAGCAGTTTTTTACATATATGCAGGAGATATTTGCCGAAGCGGCAGCAGGAACCAGAACATATGAGAATTACTTCGGAATCTCAGAAGAAACTCCTGCTTCAACACCAAATGAGACTCCAACACCAGCTCCAAAACCGGCATCAAAGCCAGCACCCGAACACAATGTTCAACCTGAATCGGAAATTGCGCCGGCGCAACAGCCGGAACCTGTGGAAAGAGTGGAAAACTCTGTGGATAAAAGTCAAAAAACAGCAGTTGATATAAAAGAAGAGGATAGCAGAGTAAATACAGTGCAGGAACAGCTATCAGAAGAACCTAAAACAGAACCCAAAAATGTAGAAAAAAGTCAAGAAACAGCACTTTCAGAACCAGAACCTCAGATTCCGGGACAGGACAACATCATAAATCACCCGGAATATATGCCAAAATCTGCTGGAGAACCAGCTGATCAGAAAGAAAGCGAACCCAAAACGGAATCCGAACAGCCACCAGAACATGAAAATATTGACACCAACAAAATCGTAGAGGAAGAACCAGAAATTGCGCCGGCGCAATCCGAACCGGCAGCAGAACCTATGACCAGAAAAGAATACATAGATACTCTGACATCTTATGGAACTGCAGAATACATGGCTAAAGCAATGAGGTCTTTCTCAAATGAGACATATAATACGCTTCTGCATACTATTTTCTGGCATGAATGGCTACAAGGAAAAGTAGACCACAACGGAAGGCCGTGGGAAGAATAAGGGTACTCTAAAATCCACATAGATATGCCTGCTCCCAAGCCTGTCAACGGGAGCAGGAGAAAGGAGACGTATGAATCTCAGACAGAAAAAGAAGTTATTTAGAAAAGTAACCGGTCAGAATCCGCCAGGATGGATGCATTACACCAGCCGCCGGTTCTATAATTTCCTTCACAAGCCCTGGGGCGGTCTGGCAGAACTGAAGAGGCAGGAAGCCACCAGAGCAGTAGAAGATTTTAATTGGAATATTCAGAATAGAAACACTCAGATCAGAAGAGCAAGGAGGAACACATGGATAAGATCGTTACATCGATACACCAGATAGATATATCAGATCTCAGATTCCCGATCATAGCAGCATATGAACATCCCGATGATTATCCGGATAAATGCGTTGCCAGGATCTTTGATATGGACAGAGCAACAGACACGGTATTTTTAAAAGATACTATGGAAGAACTACATGAGGATATCAGAAGTCGTTTTCCTGCAGTCTTCTTCAAAGCTACAGAATACGATCTTCCATCAACAAGGGGGTGTTGGATATTATGAACCAGGAAGGATTATTATTTCCGAAAGGAATCATCAGAAAAAAACGAAAGAAACACCATAAAAGCATCATAGACAGAGACACAAAAGGTCAGTGCTTCATCTGCCAGAAACGAGGCTATACCGAACGTCATCACATCTATGGCAGTGCAAACCGAAAATACTCGGAACAATACGGTTTAACCGTATATCTTTGCCCAGAGTGCCATACATCCTCTGAGATAGCCGTACATAGAAACAAAGAAGTCCGAACCACCCTGCAACGGATCGGCCAGAGGACCTTTGAAAAGAAATGCGGCAGCAGGGAAGAATTTGTAAAACTATTCGGTAAAAACTATCTGGAGGATGAAAATGAGCACAAGAGCAGAAATATGTAAACATAGTACAGGACACATCGGAGCTGTAGCAGTATATACCCGTCCCACCTGTCCGAACATGCATATCATCAAAGGTAAATATGTTACAGCCAAAACGAACTGCAAGGACTGTAGATTCTATGAGGAGAGGAAATGAACCTATATGAAATAAAAAACATGGAGACAGGACAGATTGTTGCATCTACAGTTTTGCTTAAAGAAGCTGCAAAACTACTGGACTGTCCTGCATATGCAATATCGAATGCGTATCATAGCAATTATGCTATTTACGGTAAATACAGAGTAAATCAGGTCGATACAACACTGACCCAAAAGGACCCGATATGGCTTGAATGGGATTTATGGAGAACTGTGATTTTGGGAATATGTAGGAGGGGAAAATGACGGGAAGAAACAAAGAAGGCTATCCGGATCCGACAGCAAGTAAAGCAATCCGGGCAGCAGATCGAATGCCGCAGCATACATACAAAGATTATTGTATTCTCAGAGCGATGGCATATCGCATGGGATTACAGATAACAAGAATAAAAGATTTAGAATCTGGAAGGGAATGGAATAGATGAGAAAGCGCCTAAGATATTGGCTATTCGAAACCAGAGGAAAGAAATGCAGATTCTGCTGTTTATTCTGCCACTACTGGCACATATGTCAAAAAGAACCATAAAAGAAGGAGGCCGGGAACTCTCAACAGCTCCCGGCTAAAAGTATGAAAAAGAAAAAAGTTTTATTTGCAATTACTCTTTGCTCTGTACAGGTAATAATATACCCAGAAAATGTGAGCAATATGTGATACAGATTTGAAGAATTTGTGAAAGGGGAGCGATACCGATGGACAAGAATATCCTGGAACAGTACATAGAATTAAAAGAGGAAATCCGTGATCTGCAGGACAGGATAGATAAAGACGAACGCAGGCTCCTGAAAATAAAAGAAGAAGGCGTAGTATCCGACACTGTAAAGGGTACCAGAGCAGACGGAACCCTGGGATCGATCCGGATCACTGGGTATCCAATTCCTGAACATAACCAGGTAAAAAATATGATAAAGAAAAGAGTGGCAAAATTACATATTCTGGAGGATGAACTCCAGAATGCGATTAATGAGGTGGACGATTTTATTGAAAAAGTTCCGAAAAGTGATTTGAGGATGATGCTTAGATTCAGATATCTGGATGATATGACCTGGGCAGCAGTTGCCATGAATATGAATGATCGCTTCCCGAAGCGAAGAATCAAGTATACAGAGGATAGCTGCAGGATGCGCCATGATAGATATCTGGAAAATAATTTGGAAAAATAACAAAATGTTCGGTCGTGTTCGCTTTGATTATGTTAATATGTAAACTGAACTCAGTGAAAATCATACATAATTCAATTCCAAACATTTTCGAACAGAAAATTATAAAAGTCCTTTTAGAAAAACCACCTGGCCCACGGGTGGTTTTTACTATAAAAAAGCAAGGATATTTAACTCAGTTGGTTAGAGATCCCGGCTCATAACCGGGCGGTCCTGGGTTCGAATCCCAGAATATCCATGAGAGCACTCGGAACACTCCGGGTGCTTTTCTATTGTCAATTTTCGTACAGCGTGCACGGCGCCAGCGCAAAACGGTTCTCATTGCTGCTTTTGTGTTAACACCTCCTTTCATGTCACGGCATCAATCGGTTGTCGTGTATGGCGCCGGCAGGACTGTATTTTATAAAAGAAAGAAGGTGAGCCTGAATGACAGAAAAACAAAAGATATTTGCAGATGAATACCTGATAGATCTGAATGCCACAAGGGCTTACCGAAAAGCATATCCGTCTGTAAAACGGGATGAAACAGCAGCCCAGGCCGGCAGCAGGATGTTGAGAAATGTCAAGGTTGCGGAATATATTCAGGAACGGATGCAGGAACGCCAGAAACGGACAGAAATCACCCAGGACAGGGTATTAAAGGAACTGGCAGCCATAGCCTTCGCAAAAGCTACGGATTATGCAGAAGTCAAAGATGGACGGGTAATTATAAAAGATACTGCAAATCTGAATGAACAGCAGATCAGAGCTATTGCCGGAATAAAAGAAGGCAGATTTGGCATTGAAGTGAAGCTAAATAATAAAGAACAGGCCCTGGAACTTCTCGGAAGACATATGGGAATGTTTAAGGATAAACTGGAAGTTTCCGGTTTGGAAGAGGAAAAGAAGAAGCTGGGAGATATCCTGGAACAGCTCCGGGGAGGTGGTTAACCTTCATGAGCTCTCAGAGATTAGTATTATCGGATAAATACAAAGCATTCCTGCATTGCAATGCACCTGTAGAATTTCTTGAAGGAACCTGACCACGGCAGCAGGAAAGACAACCGTTGGACTCTTTAAGTTTATGTGCAAGGTTGCTGAATCTCCAAAGAAATTGCATATCCTTGCAGCTGATGATACAGGAACTGCTGAAAAGAACATCATCAACAAGGATTTGGGAATCCTGGATGATTTCGGAATTCTCGTAGAATATAACGGATCCGGAACAAAAGATGATAAGATTCCACATTTATTGTTTCATACCCCACAAGGAGATAAGACAATATATGTTCTTGGTTATGGAAACAAAAAGAAGTGGAAAAAGGCTCTGGGCGGTCAGTACGGCTGCTTATATATTGATGAGGTTAATACAGCAGATATTGATTTTGTCAGAGAAGCATCAATGCGTTGTGATTATCTCATGGCGACTCTCAATCCGGATGATCCGGGCTTGGATGTCTATAAAGAATACATCAACTGCAGCAGACCACTGCCTGAATGGGAACAGGACACTCCACAAGAAATAAAAGACGAACTGAAAGAAGAACCAAAATCCGGCTGGGTGCACTGGTTCTTTTCTTTTGACGATAATGCAGGACTTCCGGAAGAAAAGAAACAGCAGATCATACAGAATACGCCCAAAGGAACAAAGATCTGGAAGAACAAGATTCAAGGTCTGCGAGGAAAGGCAACTGGTCTGGTATTCCCTAATTTCAACAGGAAGCAGCACGTGGTTTCAGAGAAATGGGTAAAGGTTCAAATGGCAGCAGGGAAACTGAAATTCAAAAAGTTTACCTGCGGTCTGGATACCTCGTATTCTTCAAAATCTCCGGATACGATCGCAATGATGTTCCAGGGAATCACAGAGGATAGGAAGCTGATCACACTGGCTGAGAAAGTGTACAGCAATAAAGACCTGGATCAGCCGCTTGCTCCTTCTGACACAGCAGTAAAATTCATAGAATTTCTGGAAAAATGCCGGAAAGACTGGGGATTTGCAAAAGATACATTTGTTGACTGCGCAGATGCAGCTACGATCACAGAATTAAGAAAATATAAACGACTGCACGGCAGTTTATATAATTTCATAGAATCCTACAAAAAGGTAGAAATCCTGAATCGAATCAAGCTACAGCTTGGCTGGATTCAGCAGAACTGCTATCTGGTCGTAGATACATGTACCAATCATATTGCAGAATTGGAGAAATATTCCTGGGATGAAGAGAAAGACACCCCTGAAGATCGAAACGACCATACGATCAACTCCCAGCAGTATGGTTGGATCCCATACCGGAATATGATCGGATTCGAAACGGAGGAAACGAAAAGGTGAAATGGATGGATAAATTGAATGAGAATATAAAAAAGACAGTCCGGAGCTGGCTAAACGTGCTTCCAGCAAATCCATATAATTTCCAGATCAATGAAATGCTGGACTTTGAGGGCCATGCGATTCGTAACAGGATCTGGTACAGAGGCGACAGCAACGAACTGGAACAGTTCTACCAGCAGAACAGCGAATATGCAGATAAATACAAATTCTGGACAAGTAAATGCTCACCAGGTATGGATATGAGAAAAATCCATACAGGATTGCCGGGATTGATTGTCCGGACACTTTCTTCTGTAGTCCTGCCAGATATGGATGAATTCGAGTTTGAGTCCCCTGCTCATGAACTACTCTGGAAAGAGATAGAAAAAGAGAACAAGTTTCGCAAAAAGATGGAGAGTGCATTAAAAGAGACATTGTTTATTGGCGACGGAGCTTTTAAAGCGGTTATTGATACTTCCATCAGCGATTATCCGATCCTGGAATGGTATCCGGGAGACAGAGTGGAATTTGTTTACCAGAGAGACCGGATCCGCGAGATTGTATTTAAAACTCCATATCATGAGAAGGGCAGGGCCTATGTTCTGAATGAACGATACGGATATGGATACATCATAAATGAACTGTACCAGGGAAATAAGCTTGTAGACATTAAAATGATTAAGGCAACAGAGAACCTTAAAGATGTTACATTTGATGACTCGCTGATTCTGGCGGAACCATTTATGATCTTTGAATCTGCGAAATATGAGGGACGGGGAGGAAGTATCTTTGATGGAAAGCTGGATAACTTTGACTCCCTGGATGAGGCATGGTCGCAGTGGATGGATGCTCTGAGAGCGGGAAGAGCAAAAACATATGTCCCAGACTGTCTGATTCCCCATGATCCTGAAACAGGACAGCTTATAAAACCGAATCCTTTTGATAACCGCTATCTGGCAGCAGAAGGGGATATGAGAGAAGGACAGAAAAATCAGATCATGATGGAACAGCCAGCGATTCCACATGAAAGCTATCTGGCCTCATACATAACGGCTTTAGATCTTTGTCTGCAGGGAGTGATCAGTCCATCTACGCTTGGCATTGATACAAAGAAACTGGATAATGCAGAAGCACAGAGAGAGAAAGAAAAAACTACTCTCTATACCAGAAATTCTATTGTGGAGGCGATGCAGGAAACACTGCCAAATGTAGTAGGAATGTGCATCAATGCCAACAATATCCTTCATAAGCAGTCTATAGAAGAAGTGAAAGTAAATATTCCTTTTGGGGAATACGCCAACCCTTCTTTTGAATCCCAGGTGGAAACAGTAGCCAAAGCAAAACAGGGTGGAATTATGAGCATTGAGCGTTGTGTGGAGGAACTTTACGGAGACAGTCTGGATGAACATTGCAAGGAAGAAGAAATAGCCCGTCTGAAAGCAGAACAGGGCATCCAGGATCTGGAAGAACCGGCAGTCAATATGGAACTTGGTGATTTTGAAGTAGATACAGGAGGCGGAGCAGATGAAAGTAAAGGTAAACAATCGAATATACCGGATGAACAGAAGGGAGTATCAGGGACTTCTTAAAATTGCAAAAGAACAGGTTCCCATGGGCGTATATGCCTTGGAAAAAGCGGATTACGCAGAACTTCGATGTGATCACTGCAGCAGTATCACAAAACTGAAAGAATTAATCAGACAGTTCAAAATCCAGGGATTTAAGGTATTGTCTAATGGCAAAGATAAATAATGAATACGACATCGGAGCTGCCTTTGAAGCGATAGAGAATGAACTTATGGCTTCCATGATTCGGAATATGGAATCTCACAAGCAGGAAGAGATTGACGAGGACAAACAGTGGTCCATGTGGCAGACGGAAATGTTGAAATCTCTGGAAAAGTATAAGCATGAGAATAAAAAGAAGTATGGGAAGCAGTTTAAAGACATCAACGCTAAGATTGCAGAGCTGATCCGGATTGCAAGATCTGAAGGGAAGATGCAGCAGGAGATCACAATCCTGAATGTCATAAAGAACGGATTTCCTGCAAAGAAGATACGTAAAGGTGGTACTGCAGAGTTCTTTAAACTAAATGACCGAAAACTGGAAGTTTTGATCAAAGCCACGACAGATGACATGAAGAAAGCAGAAACAGCAGTTCTTCGAATGGCCAACGATCAGTACCGGAAGATCATTTATAACGCCCAAGTATACGCCAATACAGGTGCAGGAACCTATGAGAAAGCAGTAGATATGGCAACCAAGGACTTCCTTAAAGCCGGCTTGAACTGCGTAGAATATGCCAATGGTGCCAGACACACCCTTGCAGACTATGCAGACATGGCAATCCGAACAGCTACAAAAAGAGCTTATCTGCAAGGCGAAGGAGAGAAACGAAAGGAATGGAAAATTTACACTGTAATCATGAATAAGCGTGGAAGCCCATGCCCTTTATGTATTCCTTTCGTAGGCAAAATTATGATTGATGATGTTTGGAGCGGAGGCCCTAAAGATGGGATATCTCCGATAACAGGCGTTAAATATCCTCTGATGAGTGCAGCCATAGCCGCGGGGCTTTATCATCCACGCTGCCGTGACAGCCACACTACATACTTCGAAGGAATCAGCACTCCGCCTGATGGAAGATACACCAGAGAGGAGCTTAACAATCTTGCAGAGAAAAATCACAAGCAGGAATGGCAGCAGTATGCTGAACGGCAGGCAAAACGTTACGGCCGTCTGGCTGATTATTCGCTGGATCCAGAAAACCAGAAAAGGTATGCTGCAAAGCGGGACGAGTGGAAACAAGCAACAGAAAAACCTGTTGTAAAAACACTTGACTCTGATATAATAAAATTACCGAGATACGAAGACAGTGTAATTCCTAAAGCAAAGTTTACAGAATATGCTTTAAATCCTGCCAAAGACCCTAATAAAGCAAAAGCTTTTGAATTGGCACTGGGATATACATCTGAAAATGCAGATTACCTGATTGAACAGATCCGTAGCAATCTTCCATTATACAAGGCAGTAGAAAAAGGAGACAGAGGCTATGGAATGACCTATGAGGTAATCATGGATATTACAGGGCCGAACGGAAAAACAGCGAAGGTATTAACTGCATGGATTGATGACCGAAACAACGGAGAAATAAGACTTACAACTGTTCATGTCGATTAGGAGGCGAAAATGTTGATCGAATTATATGAAAAATACAAGCTCAAAGATGGACGAACCGGAAGAGCTGTAGAGCTTCTTGGAGACAGAAAGGCTTGTATATTTGAAGTTGATAAAAAAGGCTTTGATGAAAAAGTGATAACTGTTTTAGCAGATGAAATAGAAAAGAAGTTATAAATACCACCAGTCAGAAATGGCAGGTGGTATTTTTATACGCATTTTTAAGAAAGAGAGGACGTAAGAGATGAAAAAATTATTTATCAGTCAGCCGATGAAGGGAAAAACAGATGAGGAGATTCTGACAGAACGCAGGAAAGCGGTCAGGAGCGCAGAAAGACAGTTAGGAGAACCTATAGAGGTTATTGATTCTTTCTTCCAGTCAGCACCTGCGGATGCAAAGCCTTTATGGTTTCTTGGAAAATCACTGGAACTGTTATCCGGAGCGGATATTGCCTACTTTGCAAAAGGGTGGCAGGAGGCAAGAGGATGTAGAATTGAAAATACATGTGCTATTGAATATGGTATTACGGTTATCGAAGATTACACGGCGAAATAGGAGGTGGCGGTATGATTATTACAGGAATGGCGCATTTTCAAAGCGTATGTAAAAAGAAACTGGTGGAATGGTACAACAAGAGCGGCCTTTCAGATACACCATTGACCCCACCAATTGATTTATCCAATGTATTTGTGGTCTGGTCTTGCAAGACCTTGCAGAATTATAAATGTTTAGTATCCACTACGATTAGTGGCGACGGTATTTATGCAGAGTACACGTACAATGGCAACAAACAGGAACTGTACGAAGATGTATATAAGAAACTGACAAATACTTGCCATACGGAGGAATAAGGGATGAAAAAAGTTATTGCAGTTATAGCGCTGGCATGTTTTATTTGCGCTGCTTTTTCTGGATGCACAGAGGCAGATCAGGTGTCGCAGAACATTTCACAGGAAGCGGATAATTTCAATGTTACCAGAAAACTTACCGTTTTAAACGCCAGAACAGATACTATTTTGTTAAACCTGACAGGAACATTTGCCCTGAAGAATAATTCTGATAATGAACTGGAAGTGATCATTGAAACTGCAGAAGGGAAATATCAGAAAGACTACGTATATTTGAATGATTATACGATGTATGTAGTCGAGGACATTTCCGGATCAGATGTAGATAAATACCATTATGAGATTAATTTTCTTCCTGAGTTTGGATTGAAAGTGACACATAATGAGTAATTGCGCCGGCGCAACTGGAGAGGAGGTGAGCAGGATGAAGATTAGAGTTACACATGACTTCTATGACAAGGAAAATGATTTGAAACTCCGAAAAGCCGGAGATGAATACGAAGTAACAGAAGAAAGAGGCAGAAATTTGGTATCTTTCAAAGTAGCCAAAGAGATCAAAAATCAGAAAGGCGGTGATCCGAAATCTCCCGCTGAGGCGTAGGGTGAAACGCCTTATTTTTATGCCCGAAGGCTGAAAACTACACGGAGACACCGGGTTAGCAACTGTTCATGTGAGACACACGTAAAACTGTATCAGTGCAGACAGCACGTAAAAAACTGTAAAGGAGCACACAAAAATGTTTAAGAGATTTAAATGTAAATTACCAATGAACCTGCAGACTTTTGCCGAGGGAGAAACTGGCGATGGTAGTGCAGCGGGCGGCACGGGATCTGAAGGTGGAACACCGCCGGCAGGATCACAGACACCTCAGTTTGATTATGACAAACTGGCCAGTCTGATTGCAGGAAAACAGACAGTAACAGAAGAAACTGTTCTGAAAGGCTACTTTAAACAGCAGGGGCTTTCAAAAGAACAGATGGATCAGGCGATTGCAGCGTTCAAACAGCAACAGGCGGCCAATACTCCTGATGTAGTAGGACTGCAGAACCAGATTACAGAAACTCAGAATCAGCTGACTGCGGCTCAGGCAGCAGTGCAGCAGGCGCAGGTAGAATCAGCGGCGACTATGATGGCTGTAACGCTTGGAATTGATGCAAAGACGATCCCATATGTACTGAAAATGGCTGATCTTAGCCAGGTTATTGGACAGGATGGAAAGATCAATGATGAAACCTTAAAGAATGCAGTAAATAAGGTTCTGGAAGACATCCCTGCATTAAAACCTCAGACAGATGGAAAAACCGGGTTTACCCAGATTGGAACCGGCGGCAATCCAGCACAACATTCACCACAGACATCAAATCAGACAGCAGTTCCAACAAAACGATGGAACAGATTTAATAATTAAGAAAGAAGGTATAAGATATGGCATTAAACTATGCAGAACAGTGGAGCCCGGAGCTCCTCGAAATTCTGATGCAGGGAACCCTGACATCACCATTTGTAACCAGTAATGTAAGATGGCTTGATGCGAAAACATTCCATTTTACCCAGATGAGCACATCTGGCTATAAAAATCATAGCCGTGAAGGCGGATGGAACAAAGGAACATATACTCAGACAGATCTACCGTATACATTAACTCATGACCGTGATGTTGAGTTTCTGGTGGATAAGGCAGACGTTGATGAGACCAATGCGACTGCATCAATTCAGAATATTTCACGCGTGTTCGAACAGACATGGGTTGTTCCAGAAACAGATGCACTGTTCTTTTCAAAAGTTGCTCGGGCTGCTCAGGAAACAGATATTTACCATGGATCTACAGCAACATCTGCATACACAAAAGCGAAGGTATTTGGCATGCTGAAAGATATCCTTGCAAAAGGAAAACTCAGAAGATACAAAGCAAATGGGTCTCTGATCATGTATGTTCGCAGTGAGATTATGGACGCACTGGAACAGTCTACAGAATTTACTCGTAAAATTGAAATGACTCAGATTGCAGAAGGAGGCCTTGGCATTGAAACCAGAGTAACAGACATTGATGGTGTACCGATCATGGAGGTTATTGATGATGAGCGCTTCTACGATGCGTTTGAATGGGAACCGGAAGGTGGCGGTTTTGAGCCTTTGAAGAAAAAAGCTGAATCTGATTCAGGAGCAGGTGATGGAGTAACTGGCGCACACAAGATCAATGTTCTTGTTGCGTGTGGCCAGACATGCAAAACTGTCCCGAAGATTAACAGCATCTATTATTTTGAACCTGGCGGACATACAAAAGGCGATGGATATCTGTATCAGAACAGATCTTTTTCTGATGTATTCGTATTTCCGAATGGACGAGACGGAAAGATTGACAGCATTTATGTGGATGTAGATACAACAGAGATCGGTGCGTGATCAGAGATGGCTTATGAACCTTATGCAACAGAAGATTATTATAAGTCAGAATATGGTGGAACGAGCATCCCGGAAACTGAGTTAAGAAAATATCTGAAAACAGCCAGCAGGCATATTGATTCCCTGACCTATAACAGAATTGTAGGCCGGGGAATTTCTTCCCTTACAGAATTTCAGCAGGAAATCATCAAGGAAACCGTATGTCGGCAGGCGGAATTTGAATATGAGAATGCAGATGAGATCAGCAGCGTTTTGTCATCCTACAGTATCAATGGAGTATCAGCCCAGTTTGGCAGTTCCTGGAATGTATTTACAGACAAAGGAATTGCAATGAAGAGGGACGACTATGCATTTCTCAGTCAGACCGGCCTATGCTGTCTGTTAGTGAGGTGATCATATGAGATATCCATGTCTGGTGCCGAAACGACTTTGCAAGACAGATATAAGCCTGTCATTTGAGCGGGAAGGATTAAATGACTATGGAGAGCCATTAGAACCTGTAAAATATTCAGGAAAATGCAACTACCAGGATAAAGCCCGGACAGTATTAACCGCAGAAAAGAAACTGGTACAGATTACAGGAACTGCATTGTTTCCAGGAGATATCTGTCCAGAACTTCCCGTTATATCCGGTGGTGAAGCTGCCATATTCGGTGTGAAAAGGCGAATTGAGCAGGGAAGGAAAGCCAGGAACCCGGATGGATCGGTAAATTATACGGAGGTCCAGCTGATATGATAAAAGTAAATTCAATAGTAAATCTGGATCTTCCCAAAATCCGGAAACTGACAGAAATGCAGGTAGAAGCTCTGGAACAGACTGCAGAGGCATTGCACACGGAAGTTATACAGGCACAAGTTTTTCCGAGAGATACTGGAAATCTGCAGAACGAAAGCACATTTGTGGATACATCCGAAAGCAAACAGGGGAAAGTTTCTCTGGTATCAACAACTCCATATGCCAGAAAACTGTATTTTCATCCGGAATATCATTTCCATACAGATGAAAACCCGAATGCCAAAGGTAAATGGTATGAGGACTGGCTTCCAGGGGGTAAAGAAGCAGATTACTGTACGAATGCATTTAAACGAATCTACAGGAGGCTGACAGGAATATGACATTAGCGGATGTGAGAGATTATATTGCTGCTCTTAATCTGTCTGAACACGTATACATGGGAAAACTTTCGGATAAAGAAGAGAAATCCATTGGAGTATATAACAGCAAACACCAGTATCTGCAGCATACAGCTCTTGGAGGTCCTGATCAGGAAGGGTATGGACAGAAATACGTAACTTTACTGATTCATTGGAACAAATCCCCAAGAGATACCGAAAAGACAGCTACAGAGCTGTTTGACAAGCTCAGACAGGTCAGAGATGCAACGATCAATAATGAAACCATTAAATTTATTCAGCCACTCTATGAAATCCAGGATGTTGGGACAGATGATTCTGGCATCTATGAAATGGTCATTGAGATGGCTGTTATTTATGAGAAGAAAGGAAAACAGGATGAAGAATAAAACCTTGCAGATGAATTTACAGAAGTTTGCAGGAAAGACAAATGTATTTCCTGTATCAGATAATACTTTTAAAGTTGGAAAAGACAAATCGACAGCTACAACCATTGCGGATATGGAGACATTTTCACCCTCCCTCTCAAATGGTGTGGAGACCTGGACTCCTATGGATGCAGAGGGATGGCAGAGAGCATTAATGACTGCAAAGGCCATGACGATCACACTCAGTGGAAAAAGGAATATTGGAGATACCGGCAACGATTATGTAGCAGGAAAATTATCTAAAAACGGTCATGATGCAGAAGGGTATTTCGAGTGGGGATTACCGGACGGAACTACAATTTCCTGGGATAATGCAGTATTTGATGTGAAAAACTGCGGTGGCGGCGATGCTACAAACGTAGGTGCACTTGAAGTAGACATTATCAGCAACGGAAAACCGACTGTAACACCAGCAGTATAACCTCAGGTTTTCGAGTAGAAAGGAAGAAAATAATGGCAAAAAGAATCAATATTACAGATAAATTGGATTTTGAAGAGAACCCGGTTATGGAGATCGGAACGCTTGAAGTAGAAGTAAACGCGGATGCAGAAACCATGCTCCGGCTGATGGGAGTATTCGCTGAAAAGGGAGACCTCGAAGCAGTAGGAGAAGCGTTAAACCTTATTTTTAAACCTGAAGATGTAGATGCCATTTGTAATCTTAAGAAAAGCGGAAAGAAATTATCTGCTAAATCCCTGATGACAATTGTACAGTCTGCAATGTCTTTGGTAATGGGAGAAAACGAACAGGGAGAGTAGTGACCCGTACTATGACCTGATAGAAGACTTTGATTTGATCATATCTTCTTTCCAGTCACAGTACGGGATACGTTTATCCCGGGAACTTCCAGCGGGAATGAAATGGGAAGAATTCAGGGATTTTTTGATCGGACTTGGGCCGGAGACAGCGCTTGGAAGAATTGTGGCGATTCGTGCAGAAGAGGATAAAGAAACACTAAAAACTTTTACGAAAGAACAGCATCAGATCAGAAATGCCTGGCGAAGTAAAAGAGCCAGAAGATTAGCTCAAACGATGAGTAAGAGTGAAATGAATACGGCTATGAATGAATTTAAAAATATGTTCATGCATATGGCTGGACTTGGAGGTGATTAGAAATTGAAAAGTTAAAAGTAAAGTGCCCTTATTGTGGACACGAGCAGAAAGTACAGTATGCTCCGGATGCAAAATGCCGGGGTGTATTTTTTAAGTGCCAGGCAAGGCACTGCAAGAAAGAATTTGAGATAAGAATCAACCAGGACAAGTAGTGCCATTGTGCCGATGTCCTCATGACAGAGGCAGGTGGTATTATGGCAACAAGTATAGGTCAGATCGGACTTGACCTGGTAGTGAATAAAAATCAGTTCGAATCCCAGATGCAAGGCATTACAGGTCTGGCTAAAAAAGCCGGAGCTGCATTGACAGCGGCTTTTGGAATAAAAAAGCTGGTCAGTTTTGGAAAACAGTGTCTGGAACTTGGATCTGACTTGGCAGAAGTTCAGAACGTCGTAGATGTTACATTTCCGAACATGACGGCCAAGGTTGACGAATTTGCCAAGTCAGCAGCTCAAAGCTTTGGTCTGTCTGAAACCATGGCGAAGCAGTACACAGGTACTTTTGGAGCTATGGCAAAAGCCTTTGGTTTTACTGAAAAACAGGCTTATGATATGGGATCCACGCTGACAGGGTTAGCCGGAGACGTAGCTTCATTTTATAATCTGAGCCAGGATGAAGCGTATACAAAGATCAAATCTGTATTTACTGGAGAAACAGAATCTTTAAAGGACCTGGGCGTTGTAATGACCCAGACTGCTCTTGACAGTTATGCGTTGGCAAATGGATTTGGAAAGACTACTTCAAAGATGACAGAAGCTGAGAAAGTAGCTCTCCGTTATGCGTTTGTACAGGATCAATTATCAGCAGCACAAGGAGATTTTGCAAGAACATCCGGAAGCTGGGCGAACCAGGTACGTATTTTACAGCTGCAGTTCGATTCACTGAAAGCTACGATCGGACAGGGTCTGATAAATCTGTTCACACCGATTATTAAAGCGGTCAATACATTGATTGGCAGACTTGCCACTTTGGCCAATGCATTTAAAAGTTTTACAGAATTGATAACCGGGCAGAAATCCAGTGGATCGAGTACAGTGGAGTCTCCGATATCAAGTTTATCTGATGAGGCAGGTACCGCAGAAGACAGCCTGCAGAGTGCATCTGGCGCAGCGGATAATCTTAGTGAATCGACAAATAAGGTAGGAACAGCTGCAAAAAAAGCAGCAAAACAACTGAGATCCCTGATGGGATTCGACCAGATCAATAGGCTGGATAAAAAAGACAGTACAACAACTTCAAATCCCAAAGGAACGGGAACAGCCAGCTTAGGAGATGCTACTGATTTTGGAAAACTTGCAGAAGGCGATACGGTAATTGACAAAACCAATAAAAAACTGGATTCGCTCCTTAAAAGATGCAAGGAACTGGCAGGACTGTTTAAGAAAGGATTCCAGATTGGATTTGGCGATTCAGGCAAAAAGATTGATTCGATCAACAGAAGTCTGAAAAGCATAGGAAAAAATCTGAAAGAGATATTTACAGATTCGGAGGTTGTATCTGCAGCGAATCGTTGTGCAGATAACATAGCTCTTGCATTAGGAAAAACAGCTGGTGCAGTAACCAGAATTGGCTTAACAATGGCAGACAACCTGCTTGGTGGTGTCGATAAATACCTTTCAAAGAGCAAGAATTATATTAAAAAGAGGATTATTTCAATCTTTGATGCAACTGGAGAGATTGCGAAGCTTTGCGGTGATTATGCAGTTGCGCTTGCAGATATCTTTGATGTTTTTTCAGGAGATGATGCCAAAGCCATTACCGGAGATATTATCCAGATATTTGCAGATGGATTTCTTGGGGCAACAGATCTGGCTGTTAAATTTGTGCGGGATCTCAACGAACTTTGCACAGTGCCTATTGTCCAGAATACAGATAAAATCAAAGAAACCTTAGAAAACCTGTTAAGACAATGCAGAATAGTATTTGACACGCTTGCACAAAGCGTGACGGATAGTTTCGATAAACTGAATCAGGTATACGATGAATATTTTAAACCATTCGTAGATTCCATCACGCAGGGAATATCCGATATTCTCGGAACTTTCTTAGATGCCTATAACACCTATATATCACCAATACTTGATTATCTGGCAGATAAATTCAGTACAGTATGGCAGGAGCATATACAGCCCGCTATAAATGGAATCCTGGAACTACTTGGAAAAGTCTTTGAAAATCTACAGGCATTATGGGAAACATTATTAGTTCCTTTGATTGAATGGATAATCAAAAATATTATGCCTGTCCTTGGCCCGATCATAAAGAACCTTGGAGATCAATTCCTTGACTTCCTGGCTCTTGCAGGAGACGTGATAAAAGGAATAACTGATATTTTAGGAGGATTTCTTGATTTTTGTACAGGTGCCTTTACCGGAGATTTTGATAAGTGCTGGAAGGGTATTGAAGAAATCCTTAAAGGATTCCGTACCATTGCAAAGGCTATTTTTGAAAACATTAAGAAATATGTATTTCAGCCATTTATTGATTTTTTCAAAGGAACATTCAAAACAGACTGGACCAAAGGGTTTAATACTCTTAAAAAGACACTTGATAATTTCTTTGAGAACATAAAAAAAATCTGGGAAGATATAAAAACTGTCTTTGGTGGAGTAATCAAATTTATAGATGGTACTTTTTCAGGAAATTGGAAGAAAGCCTGGGAAGGAATACGTGATATTTTCAGGGGTGTATTTGAAGGATTGGCAGATATTGCAAGAATTCCCATTAATGCCATTATCAGTGCATTTAATGGAGTACTGGGAATTGTAAATGCAATGATCTCCAGGGTTAATAACATCCGTTTTCGCATTACAGTCCCAAGCTGGGTTCCTGGAATTGGTGGAAACTGGTGGGGATTTAATGGATTCAGTATTCCGCAGATAGGAACAATTCCGTTTCTGGCAAATGGCGGTTATGTAAAACCAAATACACCGCAGCTTGCAATGATCGGAGATAATAAACATCAGGGAGAAGTTGTAGCTCCTGAAGGAAAGATGCTGGAAATGGCAAGGGCAGCAGCTGAATTATCCGGAGGAGATACCGCAAGATTATTGCGGGAATTGATAGATCTGATCAAAAATATGCCAAAAGATTTCCCAATAGTGAGTCTGGATCCGGAAACACTGCGGAAATATTTCATTGAAAAAACGAACCAGAATACAAAAGCAAAAGGAAGATCAGAACTGATTTACTAAGGAGGCGTGTATGGCTAAAAGAATATTATGGTCAGGAAATACTACGCTTCCTGCACCTACAGAGATAACAGTAAACGATGAAATCATCTGGTCATCAAACACCGGAAGATCTGCTTCCGGCGAGATGATCGGTGATGTAATCACACAGAAAAAGAACATATCAATCAAATGGGGAGTACTTACAGAATCAGAACTTGTAATAATCAAGAATGTCCTGACTGCAGGGTACTTCCCATTTTCGTTCCATGATGATGGGATTGATCTGACAATCAGTTCCTATCGCGGAACTTTGTCAAAAGAACAGCTAGGTTGGCTTGGCGATGGGATATTTTACTATAAAAGCGCATCGGTAAGCGTGATTCAGAAATAGGAGGAAAAGAAGCATGGCAGCAGAATTAACGATTAATAAGAGCTTAACAGCAAATGGAACCATTAAAGTAGATGACAAGATTGTAATGAGCCTCTTTACAGAGCTTTCAACAAGTACCAATGGTACTGACAGAGTAACCCAGTCCATTCAGGACAAAGAAACATACAACAAAAACAAAAAAGAGATCCGCGCCCAGGTAGCCGCTTTCCAGGAAGCGGTATGGAACATGCAGGATTCTATGGAAGAAGCAGATGACGTAACAGGGGAGGATACCACAGATGAAACTCAGGAATAGTCAGATCATTTCTTTTCTGAATACATATGCTGCAATAAAAGCAAAGAAGCTCCCTGTAAAGCTTGGATACGCGATCAAAAAAAACGTATCTGCAGTAACAGCAGCCTCGGAAGCTTATTCTACAGAAAGAAATGAACTTTTAGAGCGTTACGCACAGAAAAGTGAAAACGGACAGTTTCTGGTAAACGACGGTTGTTATGTGATCCCGGATCAGGAAGGATACGCTAAAGATATTGAGGAACTTCTGAATATCGAAACAGAAGCAGAGATCCAGACAGTTTCTCTTGACGTGTTGGAAAAATGCGATGATTCCAGATTTGACCCGTTGACCATCGAGGAGCTGACTGCATTGGAATTTATGACAGAGTAAAGGAGGTACCTGAATGTATCAGTCAACGGAAGCCTTCGGAAATCTGATACAGCAGGATTCCCGAACATTTAAAAGCCTGATCACTTATGACGACACCAGCATCACGAATGCCAAAAGCATTAAGTTTACCGGCGGATCTGAAGGAGAGGATGATTTCTCCCTGGGGTCTGTAGTGTCCCAGTATGTAGAAGTGACGATCCCGGATTGCGCCGGCGCAATTGAAAACCATGAATTTTTACTGCAGATTGGCATGGACATAGATGGTCTGACGGAATACATCCCCATTGGATATTTTACAGCTGGAAAGCCGAAAAAGACGGAGAACCAGATAGAATTTACGGCATATGACCGTATGATGAATCTGGAAACACCTTTTTCTTCCAGCCTTCCGGATAATACGGATACAATTGCGATATTGAAACACATTGCAGAGATCACACGGGTACCGGTAATAACAGAAGGACTCGATGCGATCACAATGGCAAATCCAAAAGGTTATTCCTGCCGTGAGGTCCTTTCCTATGTGGCCCAGATGTATGGCGGATTTGCTCTCTGTAATCGCCAGGGGCAGATAGAGATCCATACATATACAGACAGTGACTATACGGTAGGGATTGGACGGTACTGGGATAATTTTGAGCATAACGAGTATCCGTTTAACGTAGAAAAACTGACCTGTTATACAGGAAAAGACGAAGAAGGGAACAGCAGCTCCATATCTGCAGGCAGTGGAGCAAGAGCAGTTACCTTTTCCAATCCATTTATGACAGAAGATGTGCTGAACAATATCCTTTCAGCCATTGGCCAGTTTTCCTACATGCCGGGAAATCTGAAACTCTTAGGAGATCCCCGCCTGGATCCCTGGGATATTTTGACAGTAGAGGATCTGAATGGAGATTCTTACAAGGTTCCTGCTATGAAGCTGGAATGGGAGTATGACGGCGGTCTGACACATACGATCGAAGCGGTTGGCTTGTCTGAAGAAGAAACAAATGCAGACTATAAAGGACCACAGACAAAAGAAATGGACCGTTATTACGCCCAACTGGTCATGATCGATCATGCGATGATCAATAAGCTGGATGTAGACACGGCCAAGATCACCTATGCGACGATCACAAACCTGAATGCTACAAACGCAAATATTGAAAAGCTGAATGCAGACGTAGGAAACTTCCGGGATCTGACAGCGACCCAGTTCAAAGCTGCCAATGCAAAGATTGACATCCTGGACGGTAACTATGCCAATATCAAAACACTTCTTTCCGGAAATGCCGGAGTGGGTGATCTGCAGAACATCCACCTGACTTCTCAGAATGCAGTGATCGATTCGGCACTGATCCGAAATGCCGTGATGCAGACGGTCACGATATCTGATCTTTTGGCAGGGACTATTTCTACGGATAAATTTACGATCGTCTCAGATGACGGCGGGATCCGGATACAAGGAGCCACCCAGCAGTGGAAGGACGTCAACGGCGTGGTGAGACTGCAGGCAGGAAAAGATGCATCCGGGAACTTTACTTTTGCACTGTTCGATGAGACTGGAAAAGGGATTTTGATTGATGCAGCCGGCGTTCAAAAAGGCGCAATCGCAGATGGCGTTGTAGTAGACAGCATGGTTTCAGACAATGCGAATATCGCAGCTTCCAAGCTGGACATTGACAGCTTGTTTAAAGAAATTAATAACAGTGCCCAGGTGATCAAGAGCAGCCGGATCTGGTTTGATGATTCCGGACAGAATCTGAACCAGGCATACTCTCAGATCAGCAAAAATATCACTACCGTGCAGGAAACTGCCAACAGTGCCACCAGCACTGCGAAAGCGGCCAGTGATACTGCAGACGCTGCCGCAGATGCAGCCAGAAAAGCCCTGGACACATTATCTGGGATTAGCACACTGGATGCAATCGGAGCATTGCTTGACAATGATGCGCATGTAGTTCATACAAATCCGGATGGAACCGGTGGGGATTATACCACCTGCCATACAACTATGAAAGTATACCTGGGAGATACAGACGTTTCAGACCACATTGACGCAACGAAGGTAACAGTTTCAGAAGGAATCACCGGCACTTGGGATGCCAGAGCCCGAACCTATCAGGTAACAGACATGACCACAGACAGTGGTTATGTAGATATCGAAGCACAATACGGCCTGGAACCGAAAGCTCTCCAGCTCAGCAATGAAGTCTTGGTAATCAGCGGAAAGGTTCTTACGATAAAGAACAACGGCGTCTGGATCAGGAAACGCTTTTCTATCAGCAAGTCAAAAGATGGAAAGATCGGTATTTCTTATAATATTCAGACCAGCACATTAGTCCTGAGAAAACAGAAGGACGGAAAAACGCTTTTGCCATCCAGTGTGACTTTCTCTGCATATAAAAATGACAATGGCCTGATAAGCAGCTATGCAGGGATTTTCCAGATAGAAGAATCCAAAGATTCCGGAAAAACTTATAACATTACCTATGGTTCTTCTGGAACAGAAACGCTGAAAATATACACACCAACAGGACCCGATGTAAACTTGATCCGCTGTATTCTTTATGATACGACAGGAGTGCAGCTACTTGATACCCAGACAGTAGCAATCATTGCAGATGCAGAAGGTCTGGCAGAAGATATCAAAAAAGCCCAGGATACTGCAGATAAAGCAAAAGAGGCAATAACGACCACCAATAATAAGGTAGCAGATATCCAGACGGGAATAGACGGCATCAAAGCAAATCTGTCAGAAGTAACAACAGACCTTCACGGTCTGACAAACAATTCACTGATCTATAATGCCAGATACCATGACAACGGAGATGGAACCACAACATTAACAGCAGTAGTATACAAAGACGGCAGAGAAGTAACAAAAGAATATCCTTCCACCTGGTATAGCTGGACCAGAAAGACAGAAAGCGGCGAAACCTTCCTGGGATATGGCTATACGATCACTGTAAATAATGAAGATTACATGTTTGGCGGTGTTGTAGTCGGACGATTTGAAACCTATAAACAGCAAATGTTAATAGTAAGCACCGGAGCTCTTATCCTGAGCGGAAAAGCTCTCTGCTTCAGTACAGACGCATAAGGCACATGCCAGAAAGGAGACAATATGTCATTACCAGAAGAAAGCGTAGCAGTCAATACCCTCCCGGAAGTAACAACTATCCCAACCGGAAAGAAACTCATCTTCACCGATCCAGACACCAACGAAGGCGGGATTATCACCTTGGAAAACCTCACAAAACAAATATTACAAAATCTGACCTCCCAGACATTCGCTCTGGACCAGGGAAATCTGACACTTTTGCAGGCTTTAAACCAATTAAATAGTAAGACTGGGACGATTTACAGCAAGGGTATTACAAATTATGGAGCTG